AAAATGGATGCCACTACCTAGCGACAAACAAACGAGTAAAATAAGCGATACACGTGCTTTAGAAATTTTTAAACAATTCAAAAAAGATGCCTAACGTATTAGAAGTCCAAATAGTAGGTGACGTATCCAGCTTAGAAAAGTCGCTAAAACAGGCTGAATCTTTACAGGCTGAATATACTAAATCAATTGAAAAAACATCGTCTGAGTTAAAGGATAGCATAAATGTTACACGCGGCTATGCTAAAGCTATTGATGACTTAAATAAAGAATACAAAGACGGTGTAATATCTTCAAAAGACTATTCCAAACAATTATCTAATCTAAAACGAGACGAAAAAGAATCAACCGTTGCTACTGCTGATTTACGTAAAGAATTAGCCAATTTAAAAAAGGAACAAAAAGAGGTAGGAGGAGCTGTTGATGGTGCTTCAAAGAAATTAGCCAATGGGAGCAATGCACTTACGCAACTGTCAAGAATAGCGCAAGATGCGCCTTTTGGTATTAATGGATTTGGGAATAATATTACAGCTTCAGCGGAGTCAGTTGGATATTTAATTAAGCAAACAGGTAGTTTAGGAGGAGCTTTAAAGGCAGTTGGCGCTTCATTGCTAGGCGGTGGGGGGATTATCTTTGCTGTATCACTTTTGACATCAGGGCTTACTTATATGGCTCAAAATGGGCTTACTGTTAGTGATGTGTTCAATAAGCTTACAGGTACTTTTGACGAATCAAAAGCGGCTATAGAGGAATTGAACGCTGAAGCTATAAAAGGCTCACAGGCTCAAATATCCCAAATGAATGCTTACGTATCTGTGGCTACTAATGTTAATTTATCAATGAAAGATAGATTAACAGCTGTTCAGAAACTACAAGATGAATATCCAGCTTATTTTGGTAATCTTACTAAGGAGCAAATATTAAACGGGCAAGTTGCGGGAGCGGTTGCAGGGGTTACAAAGGCATTAATTGCAAAAGCGAAAGCGGCCGCAGCTGTTGACAAAATAGTAAAATTAGCAGAAGAAGAAGAAGTTATCCAAAATAAAATAAACGATTCAGTGGCTGCAATGGCTAAGTTTTATCGCTTAAATAAAAAAGAATCAACTGATTTTGCAACAGTTCTTAATAAGCAGCTTACCGGACAAATTGATTTAGTATCTGAATTAGAAAAAGGTAATGCTAACAATCTGAGTAAAACAGAAAAAACAGTATTAGCAGCTATACAATATTCTGCTACTTTACAAGGATTAAGCGGTGAACTACAAAAAAATATAGCGCAACAGGACAAATACACCAAAAGCGTAAACGAAAGCACAGCGGCTCAAATTAAGCTAGAAACGGAACCTGCTAAAGCATCAAAAACTCCTAAAACCAAAAAAGTAAAGGAGGCTAAAACCAAAAAAGATACTTTTGACGGTCAAAAAAAGCTAGACGAATTAAGCGAGATAGCGTTTAAAATGCAGGAAGTTACGTCTGTGTCTTTGTTTGATTCTACTAAAACAGAAGACAACTTAAACAAGCTGAAAGACATTGCTTTTCAAATGTCCGAAACTGTTAGTAATAGTTTTGATGTAGCTAAAAAATCAGCAGATGTTTTTTCACAAGGCGCAGGATCAGCAATAGGAGCATTAGGCGGAGAACTTGCTAGTTCTTTGGAAACAGGAAATGCGGCTTTAGACGCTTTTACAGGTAGTGTTATTCAATCATTGGCAGACGTAGCAGCGGCTCAGCTAACAGGTTTGATAGCAAAACAAGCCATTGCAACCGCTAGTTTATCAACTGATGCGGCAGTAGCCACAGGAAATGCGGTTGTGGCAGGATCGGAAACGGCAGCGGCATCGGGTCCCGCAGCGGCTTTTGTGTTACCTGCTTTAGTAGGTGCCGCAATTGGTTTTATTGCTGCAAGTTTCGCAGGCATTAAATTTGCTCATGGTGGTATTGTTCCGGGAGGAAGTTATACAGGCGATAAAATACCCGCAATGCTAAACAGTGGTGAAGCTGTAATGAATAGCCAACAACAGGCAAATACTTTAATGGCTATTGCAAATGGCAATTCAAATTCTTTGCAAGGTAATAGACAAAGCAGTAACTTTACCTTAGAAACTAAATTAAGAGGTTCTGATTTGTTATTAGTAACTAAAAGAGAGGAAAGAAAAAGATAATGGCTTACTTTGAAAAATATTTTATATCGTTTTGCAATCCTTTAGGTCAATCCTGTAGAGTTTCTATTTTGCAGGATGATTTTGTCGGTGATGCCGTCGAGTTAGTAGGGCAAGAAGACCCTATAGTAATTGCTTACGATAATAGTGACGATTTTAAGTTTAAAGCCATTATTGAAAGCGAAGCCAGTATAAACTTAGTATTTAACGATGACACCTTGAGTTTTTCCGAACTATGGACAAGTGACGAACGCACGTTTTTAGTTAAATATACAATTGAGGGGGTTTTAGAATGGACTGGTTTTATTATTCCAGAGGGATTTGACTACAATCTAAAAGGAGGGTCTTATGATGCTGTATTAATAGCTCGTGATGGTCTTTCTACATTAGAAGGAATATTGTTTAAAACCGATAACAATGATTTTTACGGGTTTCAAGACTTTGGATACAATAATGGTGAATTATTTCCTTTTATTTTAGTACTTACCGAAATATTAAGGAAACTAGATTTAAGTATTGATCTTTGGACGCTTGCGGATTACTACGAGCAAACAATGTTGTTATTGAATGAGAATAGCAGGAATTCAGACCCCTTGGCTTTATCCTTTGTTAATGTAAAAACATATATAAACGATTCTGATAGAACTGATATACCTTATTTTCAAGATGTTAACGAGGCATGGGATTGTAAAAAAATAATAGAAAACATTTGCAATATTTGGGGCGCAAGATTATACCAAGAAAGCGGGGTGTGGAGGTTTAAAAGCATTCATGCTGATAGTATTATTGCAAATCCATATACAACAGAAAGTGACGATTTCGTGGGGACAAACCCTGTTTTAGTAGACGGAATGTGGCAATATGAGTGTTTCTATTCGGCAAGCCCAGATATATCCTTGGACACTACTGTTTTCATTTATTCGCTTTACAATACAATAAGCGTAAATGACGTATTATACAATGATACTATTTTTACACCGGCTACAGATGGATATTACTTAGTTAAAGGTTTGGATAAATTAGTCCAAATAAATAGTTCAGGAATAGTCATAAATATTACGGTTTATGAGCCTGCAGTGTCGGATTACTATTGGAAAAAATACAATAATACAGCAGGCTATTTAGGTCGTGAATTGGCTAAAAATGAAGTAGTAATCCCATGCTCAAACAAAGATGTATTTTTAAAAGACAATGATGCTACTGTTAGAATGGATAAGGTTTACAAACAATTTAGGGTAAACTTTGATTATACATTTGTGCGTGTTGGTGACAGTCCTATAAATTTGCTACAAAACGGGAACTTTGCATTACCGTTCACTCAGTATGGACAATTAGAAGCCCCGCCAAATTGGCAAAGATGGAGAGAAAACACAAGTAAGTTTTTCCCAAGAGGACGTGTGAATACATTGAATGATGCTGAAAAAACGGCAACAGATGGTAATACTAATTCTTTGGAAATGTCTATCCAATATAACGGAATAAATACGCCAAATACTGATGCAAATCCGGCTATTTGGGCAGCGTATATTCAGAACAACATAGTAATTGATCAAAAAGTACGTGCGCTTACTTTGGACGGGTGGGTTAAGTACAAGTATGCAGATTCTACAATGTCTTACTATCCTGTGCTTAGGGCTATATTAAAGCCTAATCCTCCTGTAGTAGTTGATAATGTTCAAGAGTTTTATGTGCTTGTTAACTCGGCTAGTGATGATTATAACCTAGAATGGCTAAAAGTGGAGGTATTTGTAGAATCCCTTGCTGGAACAGAAAAAATAAATTTCGAAAGTCTACGTACATTTTTTCAAATATATCCATGGCAGGGGCGTAAATGGTTAGAATCTGAAAAGTTTAACAACAAATGGTATGACTTTAATTTAAAGATTCAAACACCTCCTAAGTTTGGTATGATTGATTTTTATATTCACGGTCTTTGCGGACTTCATGGTAAAAAATCACAGTCATATCCTCCATTTTTCGGAAAGAGAATGAACGGTGTAGGTACTGAAGATTATAATTTTCCTACTGTTTCAAATCAAGCGTCAATGCCAAGACCTCAATTTACAGGATTGAATTTTGGGTATGTTCCTAATCCTGAAACAGAAGTGCCAAAAACTGATTATATTTATGCTAATGGCAATATAAACTATACATTTCAAGAAGACCCTATACGTATTTACAACGGTGATACAACTGACATAGAGATTGTTTCTGGCATTGTAGTGCCTACGAACGTCTCAGGAAGTAAAAACAGATGGGATACTTTTAATAATGCGTTTGGAAAAACAGACATAGGAATGATATTATGCAAGTCTGTAATGCAACAATACTATAAACCTAACAGATTGTTAGATTGTGAATTTAAAGCCACTAATTACAAATATGGTGACATTATTTCGTTTGAACATATCCCAGATATAAAATTTATCATGCTTCGAGGTTCTTTTAATGAAAAAAGAGGATGGTGGGAAGGATGCACACTTGCTCAAATAACTAGCGATGCAATTTCACCAGGTGGAGTTGTAAACGGCGATTCTCTTGATCCTATTTGGCAAGAAACAGGCAACACACGCTGTGTTAAAGATTTGGACGGTTTAAATACAGGTGAGTCTGAATATGAGGTACAGGACGTTAATTCAAACTCAGATAGCTTTGGTGATTTTAGATGGGTATCGTCTGGTGAAAATTTAACAATGTGTCCAATTGGCGATCCTAGTAAATATTATTGGGGTACGGATGTTGACGATTATGATGTTGTAAACTTCTTAGATTACACGATTACTTTCGAAGATGAAAGCATAGGGCAAGTTCAAGTAACATATAATAATACAGGAGGAAAATACATTTATTTCTTACATTTGGCAAGCCTTGGGAGCGTAGTTCAAGTTGGTAACCAATATCAAAGCCAAATTATAAGCAGCTTCACATATCTTGACGATGTTACAATAAATGGTTATATTTACAGGGTATTAAGGCAAAACTTTGTTACTAGCGAGTTTGAAAATTTCTTATTAACTTATTATATTCAATAATGTCACAGCAAATAAATGATAATTTTCAGCTTTTAGCGGGGTTACCGTTAGACGACAGAACACGAAAAACAACTATTGCTGACCGTGACGCTATCGCTTCTACTCGAAGGTTTCAAGGTTTACAATGTTTTGTGGAGCAAACACAAACGCTTTACCAGCTACAAGGCGGCATTGCCAATTCAAATTGGGTAGGTATTGCGGGGGCAAATACATCAAATGCGCTAGAAACTATTATTGATGGTTTTTACGTGTTATTAGCAGGTAAAACAACGCCTTTGGATTGGGAGGTTAACGATAAATTTAGGGGGTGGATTGGCAACCGTTATGTAGTAGGTACAATATTGTCGTTACCTGTTAGCTTGCCAGCTGATATTGATAATCCTGCACGTGTTTTATTATCGGTAGATAGTAACATATCTATTTCGGGAGGAATGATTGATTTTCCTAGACTATTATCACCTCAGGCAAGTTTTCCAGTACCTACTGGTGTAGTGGCTAAATACGCAATTATAAACAACACGATTTATATTATAGAAACACCGAATAATTTAACAGAATTTAATACATTCACGCAAGCGTCACCAGGCGCAAACGTTGTGTTTAAAAATACAGCCGAATTTAATGAATACGTACAAATATTTTACTAACATGAAAAAGATACTTTTATTTTTATTATTACTGCCTTTCGTTTCTATTGCCCAAACCGCAAACGGAACGGAAACAAAGCAAAACGCATTTAGATCATTAAACCCTCAAACGGTTACTTCTGTAAACTACCTAACTACAATGGGGACAGATGGAACAATGGGGCGTGTTAATCCTAATAATCTATCTTTTGCACAGGCAGACACAGGTGTATTGACATTCGCGGGGATGACCACAAACACAGCGACTACAATTAATATAGGAGCTGTTACGGGGCAAATTGTGGATAATACTACGAATCCATTATCGCCTGTAAAAATACCAGTAATCTATCCGGGGGCTACAGGTGTAACGGTTACAACAGTAGGAAGCGGAACGGCTAGTTATGTTATGCTATCGAGCGCAGGCGTAATCTCATTCCAAAATACATTCCCAACAAGCGCAGAGAAAAAAACTAAGATATGGTTAGGCAAAGTTTCTCACCCAGCGGGAGCAGTAACGTTAGTATTTAACGAGCCTGACAACGCGTTGAATCCCCAGGCATTAGTTAGAGACTGGATACAAGACTTGGGGCCATATATTAACAACGGTGTTTTTCCTTACGCAAACGGGGCTAATTTAAATATAAATGTAACAGGCGGGACTATTACCGGAAATGGGATTAATTTTGTAACAGATAAAACAAATCCTAATCACATTGAAGCATTGCCCGCTAGTGTTGCTAACTTTTTCTACAGAACACAAAACGGAGGCGCCACAGCGGCTGTCAACTTAATATCACCGGGCTTTTATGACAATGCGGGAACAATTACAGCGATTGGAGGCGGTGCGGGTGCTTCTACTATTCAGCATGTAGAATACATACCTGGTCAAGGTTACATTGTACAATTAGGGCAACAGGTTTATGCTACTTTTAACGATGCAGTTGCTGCAGTAGGGCGAGAAAATCCTTCTTTTGTACGTTGGTCAAACTTAGTAAATAACGCTATTCCAATTGGGGTTATTGTAGTTAATAAAACAGCTACAGCGTTAAACAATCCCGTACAGGCTTTATTTTTCAAGGCTAATAAAACGGGTGATTTCTTTGGCGCACAGGCGGGAGTCGCTACAGGGACATTGCAAACATCCTATCTTAATTCAGTTGTACCGCAAATCGTTACGACCGCAGGGCTAGGCTCATTAACAATAAAACGAGGCTCAGCAGCAGATACAGATAATATTTTAGTCGGGCAGAATGGGGCGGGGGTTAATACTTCTGAGTTAAAAGGCAATGGGGGTCTGTCTATTTCTAATAGTTTCAATATGAATAATATTGCAACCCCGGCATTTATGCCTACTGTAACTATAAATGGAGCTGGATTGTTAACAGGTGCGTATTCATGGAGTGTGTCATACTACACATCTGATGGAAAAGAAACAGGAGTTCCAGATGCTACAGCCGTTTATAATTTATCAAGTCAGAAAGTTGATCTCTCAAACATTCCCGTATCTCCAAGCCCTTTAGTGATTGGTAGAAGAATTTACAGAACTGATCCTGCGTTAGGCGACCAAAAAGCAATGCGACTAGTTGTTGATATACCAAACAACACGACTACTTTTTTCCAGGATAACGTCCCAGATTCATCATTAGGAACATTGCCTAAATGGTACAACAGTACAGGGGGTGAAATATTAATAAATGGATCACGAGTGTTTAGTATAATGGGGCAATCCTTTGTGATTGGAAATGGAGCTACAGCGGGTACAGGATATGCAAATCATTTAGTAGGAAATAACGCAGGGGCAAACATAACAAGCGGGTATCGAAACACACTAAATGGATTGTACGCCGGGGCTAACTTAACTACAGGCTTTGAGAACACAGCCACAGGCATACATTCATTAAACGACAACTTATCAGGACATAGTAATTCAACTTACGGATATGATTCTTTATCTCACAACACAATAGGGAGTGATAATGCTATATTTGGAACTTATGCATTTTCTCAAAACATAAACGGGTCAAGAAATATCGGTATCGGCTTAGGTGCGGGGAGCAATGATATGGGCAGCGATAAATTCTATGTAAATAATAAAAGATATAGTACTTTAGACGACGACATTGCAAGATCAATTATGTACGGTAATATGAATGAAAATCCGTCTGTGCAAAACCTTAGAATAAATGCAAAAGTTGGAATAGGAGGCGAACCAGATTCGTATTATGCTTTAGCCGTAAAGGGTACAGGTATAGCAGTCGCTACAGAGTGGGCTACTACTGGAGGCACGTCGTACAAAAACCAAGATATCTATATGCCTTTTGGGGGAAGTTTTTCTTTTAATAGCGGGGTAGACCCTGATGTTATACCTGAAATTTCTGCGCTATATAATTCTGATGGTGATTGGATTTTTGAGAAAAACGTATTTATGGCAGGTACTTTTGGTTTAAATTCATCGCCAACAACAAGTGCAGGAGCCTATGATTTATTAACAAGAAATGCAAGCACTGGGATTATTGAGAAAGTATCAAGCACGGCATACGCCTCAACCGTATCGCCAGCATTAACAGGCACTCCAACAGCTCCAACAGCAACACTAGGGACAAATACTACGCAGATTGCTACAACTGCTTTTGTGCAAAACGCATTATCCGCAGGCAAATCAGTTATAGGCACTTACACAGTTTCAACATTACCGACTCCATCAGGTACGGCTTACGCAATTGTTACAGACGCAACGGCACCGACATATCTAGGTGCTTTAACAGGTGGGGGGTCTGTAGTTTGTCCGGTTTTTTATAACGGAACAATATGGGTATCACATTAATAGTAAAATAAACAATAACGAAAACTAACAAAAAAAATAGATTAAATATGATGCAGTTTAAAGAATTCAACGTAAAATCAATCATAGCACTTTTTATTATAGTGTTTGGAATGATTGTATTGGTATTTGTACCTATGGAGGATATGGTTTTAGGGGCGATAATTGGTTTTATAGGTTTGCCTTTAGGATATTTTTTTGGAGCTAGTAAAAGCACTACGGATAAGGAAAAGGAAAGCGCAAAATTAAATTCAATACAAGTAATGGATGCCGATATAATAGGTGGTTCAATTCCACCACCTGACAAAGATGAGAAGTAAACATTTATTACTGCTTTTGCTAATCCCTTTATCTGAGATAAAGTCAATATTTTATGCCTCAAATATTAAAGTTTCATGGTATTTATTTGCAGATGAAAAGAAACATCTTTGTAATGTGTTAGAAAGCTACTCCAATATGATTATTATTGGGGTAGTTTTTTATTTCATAGCTTTTTTAAAGCCGGACATCATAACAAAGAAAATTTGTTTATTTTTGTTTATAATAAACGCATTAGATTTTGTTTTTATTGGATTAATGGGTAACGCCTTATACCTATTAAAAATACCTTTATCTATATTAACCTACAATTATTACGCATGCAGATCGCAAAATGGATTTTTAACTCATTAAATTACGGTTTTTATTGTCTTTATAGTTTTACGTTTATTGATGTAATAAGGAAATTAATTTTTGATCAGTTCAATATAAACAATGCTACTAATTTTGTTCAGTTTGTATTGACTGTAATAGGGGTTGTTTTTGCTTATTATAAATTAAAAGTATACATACGAGATTCAAAAATAAGAAGTAAGATATTAGAACAGGAATTACTAGAAAAAGAAAGAGGAAATTTTCCATACAAATGGCATAAAGAGTTTATAATTCCATTTGATGAAGAAGCAATAAAAAATAATTAAGTTATGATAAACCGAAAATTAACGTTTGACAATATCCGTAAAGAATTTGGCGCACTTTCACAAAAGCAAGTCGAAGGCTTTGAAGCGTTTTTTGATGAATACGAAAAAAGACAGTTAACAGATATTCGTTATATTGCTTATATGCTTGCGACATCTTGGCACGAAACAGCCAAAACGATGCAGCCTATAGAAGAATACGGAAAAGGAAAAGGAAAGGCTTATGAGGGTAAATATTACGGTCGTGGATATGTTCAATTGACTTGGAATTATAACTATAAAAAAGCTACTGAGAAAAACACAAAGAATTGGAATTTTTTGGTTAATCCAGAATTAGCATTGCAAGTTGAGCCTGCTATTTGGATATGTTTCCAGGGGATGCTGGATGGATGGTTTACTACTAAAAAGTTGAGCGATTATTTTAACAATACGAAAAACGACTTCATAGGAGCCAGAAAAATAATAAACGGAACAGACAAGGCGGAGTTAATCGGTAACTATCATTTGAAATTCTTAAAATCAATAGTATGAAAAAACCATTTTTTGATACAGTAGTAGGTCGTATTTTATTAACAATACTGCCAATCGTACTTAAAAAACAAAAGTTTATTAAAACAGATCAAGATAAAAAAAATGTTGATGATGTATTCAAAAATATTCCTTAGATTTGCATTGTTCTTATTCGTTTAATAAAACAAAAAATTAACAGATGGTGCCAGCTATCTGTTTTTTTTATTATCTTTACACCACTCATAAACATTTTCTATTTTGGTTATTTAATTAAGGGCAAACGTAAAAATTTGCTCTTTTTTAATTATTTGTTTGGATAAATAAAAGTTTTATTA